GAGTGCTCCAACTGCCTAAATTTTGTAATTAAAAAATAAATATTTTTAGTAAAATTATCAAAACAGAATAAAAATCTGTCACTTTTAGTCAAAACTGCTCATTTTTGGCGTATTTGATATCGAAATTCTTTACAGTTTGTAAATATATCTACATATTGCCACAACCATAAGGAGAATTCGCAATGTCAACTAAATTTGAGCAATTGCTTGACTACATTGTCAACGAAGAAATGGATAAGGCCAATGAGCTTTTTCATGAAATCGTTGTAGAAAAGTCACGCGAAATTTATGAAAATCTCATCGCTGAAGAAGATGAGGAAGAACAACAAGACGAATCTACAGATAGAGAAGAAGAGCAAGAACAGCAAGACGAATCTATGGGTAGAGAAGAAGAGGAAGAACAGCAAGACGAATCTATGGGTAATGATGATACATCATTAGAAGATAGTTATGAACTAGAAGCAGAGGATGATGATGAGGACGATATGCCCGATCAAGATAAAGGGGATGATGTTCTTAGAGATATTGAAGTAGATGGTATGGGTGATGAAGAAGATGCTATTTTAGATATCAAGCAGGCAATTGAAGATCTAGAAGCTGCCTTTGATGAATTAAAAGCAGCAAAAGGAATGCCTGATTCAGACATGGATTCATCCGATGACATGGACATGGACACGGACATGGATTCAAAAGATGATATGATGGGATTACGAGAATACAGAGAAACTGTTGCTAAACCAAGTGGACATGTAGCCGGTGCAAATACTGGTGAAAAAATGCCTGTTTCGAATGAAGGCCAAAGTCCAATTAGCAGTGGATCTGGTAAACCTACCAGTGGTGCCAATAGTAAAAATATTGTAGCTAAAGGTGCAACTTCAAATGAAGATGGAACCAGTCCTAAAGGTAAAGTTGGAGGGGTGGTAAAACAAGGTGGTAAATTTGTTGGAAACAATACGCACAATGTTGATAATGTTAAATCCGGAGTGAAAACTCTTAGTAAAGTAGCACATCCAGCTGATGCAGAAGGTCATGCTGTCGGTGCTGGAACAGGTGAAAACAGTGTCAAAGGTGCAACAAATACTACCAGTCCTTTGAAGCACATCAAATAATTAGAGATTTGGGATGAAATTAACTTATCTTAGAGAACATTTAAGTTTCGATCAATCCGGTATTATACTGGAAAGTGATGATAAAGATGGTAAAACTCTTTACTTAAAGGGTATTGCCATCCAGGGCGGAATTAGAAATGCAAATGGACGAATATATCCAGTAAATGAAATTGAACGTGCAGTTAAAACACTAAATGATCAAATACAAAACGGATATTCTGTATTAGGAGAAGTTGACCATCCCGATGATCTAAAAGTAAATTTGGACCGAGTCTCACATATGATAACACAGATGTGGATGGAAGGTCCTAATGGTTATGGTAAAATGAAAATTTTACCTACACCGATGGGTAACTTAATTCGTACTATGCTCGAAAGTGGTGTAAAACTTGGAGTTAGTTCTCGAGGTAGTGGCAATGTCAATGACACAAACGGTCAAGTGTCCGATTTCGAGATAATCACAGTAGATGTAGTTGCTCAACCCAGTGCCCCTGGTGCTTATCCTACTCCCGTGTATGAACATTTGATGAATACACGTTATGGTATGAAAGCACACAGGGTCTCTGTAGAAACACAAGATGATCCAAAGGCCCAAAAATATCTTCAAGAGGCGATCTTGAAAGTTATTAAAGGTCTAAAATAAAGCCCGAGGAGAAATATATGTTGGACGCATTCAAACAGTTAGTCGAATCAGGCGTGATGACAGAAGAAACAAGAACTATTGTTGAAACTGCATTACAAGCTAAGATTCAAGAGAATCGCGACCAAGTTGCCGCTGAGCTTCGTGAAGAATTTGCACAAAAATACAATCATGATAAACAAATTATGGTTGAAGCAATTGACAAGATGTTAAGCGACAGATTGGCTGCTGAAATGGCCGAATTGTACGAAGATAAAAAAGCTTTAACAGAAGCAAAAGTTGTCTATGAACAAAAAATAGTACAGCACAGTAAAATGTTAGAAAGTTTTATCATTTCACAACTAGGTAAAGAATTAATAGAATTTCAAAGTGATCGTAAAAAGGTCACAGAGAATTTTTCTAAATTAGAAAGTTTTGTTGTACATGCATTAGCTAAAGAAATTTCAGAATTTGCACAGGATAAGCGCGATCTAACTGAAACGAAAGTTCGTTTAGTGCGCGAAGCTAAAGGTAAATTTGAAGAAATTCGTAAACAGTTTATTCAACGTTCTGCAAAAGTTGTTGAGAACACTATTAGTAAAAAACTTACAGCTGAAATTTATCAGCTGAAAGAAGATATTGAAAGTGCTCGTAATAACGATTTCGGACGTAGAATTTACGAAGCTTTTGCACAAGAGTATAGTGTAAGTTTCTTAAATGAAAAATCTGAAACCAGTAAATTGTTAAAGATTATTCATAATAAAGATAAACAACTTGCCGAAGCTCAACAGCAGATTGCAGAAAAACAGCAAATTGCAGAATCTAAAGAACGTGAATTACGTGTTCAGAAAGATCTCATGGAGCGTAAAGCTGTGATGGCTGAAATGTTGGCACCATTGGATGCTAGCAAAAGAGAAGTAATGCAGCAATTATTAGAGAGCGTTGAAACACGTAAACTAGGATCTGCATTTGAAAAATACCTACCCGCAGTAATGGAGGGTGAAAGTAAGGTTGCCGCAAAGAAAACTGTACTTGCCGAAAGTAAAGAAATCACTGGTAATCGTGAATCCAAGCCAGAGGTAGGCTTAGATAACATCTTAGATATCCGCAAATTAGCTGGTCTAAGATAATTAGAAAAAATTCAAGGAGACAAAAATGTCACAACTTTTAAATGAAAGATGGTCAGAGACCAAAGTCGCTCTGCTTGAAGGCCTACAGGGTAATAAGCGCGGAGTCATGGACGTATGTTTAGAAAATACTCGTCGTTACTTGACAGAAAGCGCAACCGCTGGCGCAACAAGCACAGGAAATATTGCAACACTTAACCGTGTTATTCTTCCAGTAATTCGTCGTGTAATGCCAACCGTTATTGCTAACGAAATCGTTGGTGTTCAGCCTATGACTGGACCAGTTGCACAAATCCATACACTACGTGTTCGTTATGCTGATGACGGCAACAACGTTGTAGCAGGTGAAGAAGCTCTAAGCCCATTCAAGATTGCTGCTGCTTACTCAGGTAATAACGTAGACGCAACACCTAAAGCTGACACAACTGCTAGCTTAGAAGGTCGTCCAGGTCGTAGAATGAGCATTCAAATCTTAAAGGCACCAGTAGAAGCTAAGTCACGTAAACTAAGCGCTCGCTGGACCTTTGAGGCTGCACAAGACGCACAAGCACAACAAGGTATCGATATTGAAGCAGAAATTATGGCTGCTCTAGCACAAGAAATTACTGCTGAGATCGATCAAGAGATTCTTGCTTCTCTACGTAGTTTAGCCAGTGTTGAAGAAACATATGACCAGTCATTAGTTTCTGGTACTGCTACATTCGTTGGCGATGAACATGCTGCTCTTGCAATTCAAATCAACCGTGTTGCAAACTTGATTGCTCAGCGTACACGTCGTGGTGCTGGTAATTGGGCAGTTGTTTCTAACCAAGCTCTTACAATTCTTCAAAGCGCAACAACTAGTGCATTCGCTCGTACAACAGAAGGCACTTTTGAAGCACCAACTAACACCAAGTTTGTTGGTACACTAAATGGCGCAATGCGTGTTTATGTTGATGCATATCTAAGCGATGCAACAGCACAAGACAACAATCAGGTTCTAATTGGTTATAAGGGCGCAAGCGAAGCTGATGCTGCTGCTTTCTATTGCCCATATATTCCTCTAATGAGCTCCGGTGTTGTTCTTGATCCGGCAACATTCGAGCCAGTAGTTGGCTTCTTAACACGTTACGGTTATGTTGAGTTAACAAATACAGCTAGCTCACTCGGTAACGCCGCTGACTACTTAGGTAAAGTTGCAATTACTCACGCTAAAGTTAGCTTCAAGTAATTTACTTTACTTACTAAGTACAAAAACGCCCTTCGGGGCGTTTTCTTTTTATATCGCTAAATAATTTGTTCGCCCTTTTAGGGGTTTATGCGGCACCCACCGCGTAGGCAATAGAACTGTCTAATACAAAGGAGAAACAAATGGGACGTCCTATTAATAAAAAATATTTTGCAAATACAAATGCACCATACGATGATGCACAAACTGGCGGACTGACTGGAGTCGGCGGAGAAGGAGTATCAACCGTAGTAGTTGGTTCATCTGGTACTAACTACTCTGAAGGTGCAACAATTACTTTTAGTAATCCTCAGATTTCAGGAGGATCTACTGCTACAGGATCTGCTACGGTAACATCAGGTAACGGCGGAATTACAGCAGTTTCTGTTACATCAAATGGAGCCGGTTATACAAGTACAGCAACAATTACAGTTACTACTGCAACAGGAGTTAATGTAGCAGGTACCGGTACATCGGGGCAAAGCGTTATATATGTAACTACATCTGGTTTATTTGTAGGAATGTCTATTACTGGTACAGGTGTAGGTGCTAGCGCAAAAATAAATTCAATAGCATCTGCATCAGTTGTGCCAAGCGTGGCAAATGCAAGCACAGTTACAGGTACTTTAATTTTCCGCGATGATGGTAGTGGTGCTTCATTTGTAACATCATTAACTAGCAGCCAACAAAATGGTATTACTGTCTACGCTTATGTTCCTGGCGGTAGTAGTGGTGTAATTGGTGATATTATGAAACAAGAAGCTAGTCGCAGATATCTTGTGCAAACTGCACAAGGTTCAGGTCAGTGTATTTTAGTAACAACTTCAACATTGGCATCAGGAGAAATGTATATTACTGCCTCTGATGTTTTAGGTAACACTTATTTTGTTGACAAACTGACATCAAGAAAAGCAAGATTGTATCAGTATAATCTATCAACCGGTTCTTATGAATATGCCGACGGTGATGTAACACGTTGGAGTTTAGATACCGCTACGACTGGTACAGTTCAAATCGCAAATAATTAAAAATTATTTGATTTGACAAAGGGCTCTTTTGAGCCCTTTTTTGTTGATCATGCATAATACTCAATTAGGTAAATACTGGTATGATTACAGAATGGCGCAATCCTAGATTAGTTTCTCAATATTCGGAATCAAATGCTGAAACTATTCATATAAAGTGGGATGATTCTAACGGTTATGCAGGTCTGCGTTCATCTAATGGGTCTTCAGTAGGTACATTAGGAAAATTAATTCATATAGCTAGAAGCCCTAAGCCGGATATTGTGAATAAAACATATTATATTAAAATGACCAACTATAGTTTTACAAATTTATCTAATACAATTAACGGAATTGAACTTAAATTACTTAGTAAAAGAGTTGGAAGAATTACAGATGATACCGTTTCATTAACATATAATAACCAATTAATAGGAGAGAATCAGGCAAGGTTAGAGATAAATCCCACTATGTATTATGGAGGACCTTTATTATTATGGGGCGTATCAAATATTACCAAACAGATAATAGAAGATCCTTCATTTGGTGTAGTTTTAAGATTTAAAAGTCATCCTGAATGGCCGCATAGTGATCCGATGGATTTAATATCGGTACAGCTACGAATTCATTAAACTAATAAATACTCTAAAGGAATAGAAAATGGCTGATTTAGTAAGAGTTTCGGGAACAAGGCAGGTAACATTATCTGGTCCAAATACCATTGCTGCACCTGCTGGTAATGTTGTCCTAAGCTCTACCAGTACAATTGTTACAGGTCAATTAAATGTATTATCAGATGCAATTGTAATCGGATCAGCTAGAATTGGTCAGAAATTAGTTGTTAGTGATGTTGGCCGATCAGATCAAGAAATCGTCTTTAATACTAATAATGCTGCTAATGTAGGTAATCCTTTTGGAATTGAATATACAGCTACAAACGTCTATTTTAACGCTACATCAGAACCTGATATTACTACACAGAAAAATTTAAGAAAACAGGCCGGTGCTTATTTTCCAGGCGGTGTAGGAATTGAAAAAGATTTAAATGTAGGCGGATTTATCTATGGTAGAATTCAGTTCTCTAGTACTACCAGTCAAATTACAGTTGAATCAACTAATACAAATGAATTATATTATCCTACATTTGTAAAAACTATAGGTGTTACTGGAGTTCCACTATATGCAGATCTAGTCGGAACTTACGGTGCTTTAAGTTATAACCCCGGACTAGGTACCTTATCTGTTGAAAAAATTACAGTTAAAGATCAAACTACTGCTTCTAGTATATCTACAGGAGCATTAGTGGTAGACGGCGGTGTTGGTATTAAGGAAAATTTGTATGTAGATGACATATATACAAAATTTTTAAGAAATGTTACCGAAAAAATAACAGTTAAACCACCGACTTCTGATCCTTATCTTGAAGTTCAAGGCAATATTAGAGTATTAGGTGATAGACCCATTGGTACTGCTCCAGTAGTTACTAATACACTCTATGTAACTGTAGACGGTAATGATACTAATGACGGTCTTGCTCAGGATTCTAGCAGAGCATGTAGAACAATAGGGGGAGCAATTAATAGTCCATACTATAGACCAGGTACACAAATTTTAGTTAGTGCAGGAACTTACTACGAAGATAATCCTCTTAGATTATTACCATATACTTCAATTCGTGGCAGTGATATAAGAACAACGTTCATAGAACCAATTAATAAAACTCAAGACCTTTTCCATTTAGATAGTGGTTGCTATCTAAATTATATGACCTTCTTGAATGGAAGAAGCGGACTCTTAGAAGGTGAATATGCACAAGGATTTAATAGAGGTGCTTATGCAACAGCTTTCCCTCCATTAGTGGGCGATGATAGAATAGATTTATTCCATTCACCATATGTTCAAAATTGTACTAACCAGAGCGGACCATGGCTTAAAGACGGTACACTGTTTATACCAAATCAAACAGTTCAAGTTCCTATCGCAGTGGGTACAGGTACATGGGTAAAAAATACAACATCGGTGATTGTGGTAGTCAGTACCGGTACTATTACCCAAGGTATGTATGTAAATTCAGGTCAACAAAATCCGGGATTTTTTAATGCAAGAACTTTATTATTAGCTAATAAACCATTCTTACAAGAACAAACTGTAGCATATGTTGACCAACAGGTTGCAGCTAATGTGGCAAATTCATCAAGTATATGGTATGGATTTGTCTACAATGATGAAAAATGTTTTAGAGATGTAGGTATTTTGGTAGAAAATGTTGCCTATGATGCAGCATTCGGTGGCAATCAAAAAGCAGTAGAAAGCGGATTGGCATACTACGATGGAGTAGTTAGTGTTATAGAAGGACAAGAAGCCCAAACAACTGCGGCGATTAATTATCTGAATACTCTAACAACACAGGTCATTGTTAATTCAACTTGCACTGATCTATTAAGTGGAACAGGTAAGTTTAAACAAGTTATAAACTTTGTATTGACCGGTGGCGATATATCGATAAACAGTATTAATAGTTTATTTTCTACAATTACAAACATTATTAATAATGGTCCTGATGCGGCACCTTCCATTTATACTAGCACAGGACCAGATGCTGCTTATGTTAGTGCAGAAATATTATTACAGGCCAATCGTAAGTTTATTCAAGAAGATACTGTAAACTATATTAACAATATTGTTAAAAATTTCCCATATAGTAAAATCAAATGCAAAAGAGATACTGGATTAATTGTTGATAGTATAGCTTTAGATTTATTATATCCTACTACTGCTACCAGTCAGTCAACTTTTGCAGGTTTACAATACTATAATCAATCTAATTACGTCAGTATAGCTACTGAAGTTACAGCTACAGTGGCAGCTATAGATTATTTGAAAACTATGAGTGCAAAAGTTGTTCTTAACATTACAACTGCTACTGACTTTATTTTGGGTATTAATAGATTTAGTACTGGTACACAAAACACAAGCTATGAACCTGCTACTAACGACGAAGTTACTAAATTAAATTCAGAATACAATACTATAATTGACATATTAGAAAATGGAAATGCAGGATGGACTGATAAAATTATACCTAATGGACCGAGAACAGATTTTATAAGTCCAAATAATGCAGTTACAATTTTACAAGCAAATAAAACTTATCTACAGCAAGAAGTTGTAGCTTATTTGTCTGCAAGTACCAGTACAGGCGGGTTAGGATTAACCACTTTCAATACTGCTACCTATATTACTGATATTAGAAATATAATTGATTCGATCAGTTTTGATTTATTACATGGTGGGAATAAACAGGCAGTACAAAGCGGGCTTTATTATTATGGTGTAACAAATACTAATATTGTAATAGAAGGGCAATCTACTGCAACAACTCTTGCGTATAATAGAATTTCATTTATTCTACCACAGTTGGTAACTAATAATCCTATTACAGTAAGTCCAGGTGTGACAGAAGTACAAGATACTTCTTTACCTGCGGCTACAATAGCTGAAGCAGTACAACTAATACAATTGGTAACAACTATTACGAATATTATAACCAATGGTCCAAACGTTGCAAGCCCTCCAATGCCTATCAGTCTTGTGGCTAGTGCGGATGTAAACGATAAAAAAGCTTACGATATATTGGTAGCTAATAGAGCTTTTATTCAAGATGAAGTTATTGCCTATATAGATAATTACTTTAATGCAGGTAATTTTAATTACAATGAAGAAAAATGTTATAGAGATGTAGGACTAATTGTCGATGCAGTATCTCAAGATGTTCTTTTAGGTGGTAATCAAAAAAGCATTGATGCAGGATTAGCTTACTGGACTGGAGGGTATAATTCTGTTGCAGGACAAGTATCTACCACAACAGCAGCTATATCTCATGCTGAAAATATTTCATTAGATATTATTGCTAATATAGCAGTAACACCACAAACTGGTACAGAAATAAGTCAAATTATTAATCCATTCTTCCAGTACGGTGGGGACTATATGCCACAGCAGGCAGTTAGCAGAAACTATAACATAATTAAAACAATTATAGAAAATGGTCCGCTATATGCTCCTCCAGTATATGCCGGTGGAGGTCTGTTTGCATTAACAGGTCTCAACGGATCTGATGTAAAAATTAGTCCACAAGTTACTAGTGTACAGACTGTGTCAACAAATACCTATAGAATTGGTTTGAACACAGCTACAATAGGGTTCGGTAATGATGCTACTTTATATTTTGGAGATGTTTATACTTTCCCATTAACAAGTCAAGAGGTAGAGGCAAAAAGTATAGAATTTTCAGGTACATCAACTACATGGAATAGTAGAAAAGTCGATCCAATTGGGTCTATGGGCGGTAGTTTGGTAGACGGAGCAGTTATTAGTGCTAGAAGTCCAATACAATCATTTGTCTATGATGCATTTACACAGGTTAATCAGGGCGGAAGAGGTATTCATATTAAGAATAACGGATATGCTCAATTGGTTTCAGTGTTTACAATTTTCTGCTCGATCGGTGTTGAGGTAGAAAGTGGAGGCATTGCTTCAATTGTAAACAGTAATGCTAACTTTGGAGATATTTGTCTATTAGCAAGAGGGTATGGTTCTAGAAAATTCAGTGGTACAGTTTACAATCCGAGACTTAAATCTTATCCCCCAGATCCAGAATTAAATCAATATTACCCAACTGGTTATTGGCCAGACAATGGACAGGTACAGATCTTTACTCCTGATATATTAGATAGACCACATATTTCTTTAGTAATGGAAGTTATTGCTCCCGAGTTTGTCTATGATGTTGATGGGAACCCTATTATTCAAACAAATGACCAAGGATTGTCTGGATTTTTAAATGCTATTGTTAATACTGGTACGTTAAATACCGGAAGTATTACTATTAACGGTATAGCTACAGACGGAATAGCAATAGGTAATGCAGTCTATATAAGAGATCAAAATAATAGTTTTACTGGTACAAACGGTCTTTTATACGCCGAAACTGGAACTGTGGTAACAAATATCGGTTATCAAAGTATTACTTTGAATAAAGCAATCAGTAGTGGAGGATTTGATCCAGGTAACACTGCAACAAATTCTTATAATAATTTATTTTTTGATATAATTATCTGCGGTAATGCATACTATACTGTTTTAAGTAGTACTATTGCATTGAATCCTAGAAACACAGGTACAAATATATTAACTACTGCGTCAGGGGGAGATTTCTTAACCGATCAAGTTGAAGCTCACTTGGCAGCTTTGAATCATCTTAATACTTGTACACTGCAAATAATCAGTAATCAAGTTATTACACCAACAGCAGGAAATACATCGACTCAATATACTGATCAATTTGTATTAGGAGGTAGCGGATCTAATACATTTATTAATCAAAGATTTGGATACATGAGAAATATTATCAATGCGGCAAATATTACCGCAGCTGAAGCCGTTGTTCCTAATAATCTTAGAACCAAAACTGGTACTATTCCTCAAGGTGCAGGGGCTGCGGTTACACTAATTGAAAATAATTTAGAATTTCTTTCTGAAGAAGTTAATGCATATGTTAAGCAATTATATCCAAGTTTAACATATAATGAATTAAAATGTAAACGCGATATAGAAATTATTCTACAACGGCTAATTTATGATTTAGAATCGGGCGGAAATTATAATAGTGTTATGGTGGGGTTAAGTTATTGGTCAAGAGACGGTACTCATCATATTGTTCAACTGGGAGAAAATGTACGACGTAATGATCTATTCCCTGACGGAGCAGTTGTCAATTTCTACCAAAGAAGCTATATCAGTGCATCTGGATATGTATTTGAATATGTAGGTGCAGGTACAGACTATGGCGCATTACCGCAGGTTGGTAGAGCCGATCCTGTTCAAACAAAAGAAGTTGTGCAATTAGATAGTGGTAAGGTATTTTTTACCAGTACAGATCAAAACGGCGATTTTAGAATCGGTCCAGGATTAGTAATTAGCCAGGCTACTGGTGTACTTAGTGGAAGAACATTTACCAAGAGCCTATTTGCAAATATGACACCATTTATATTAGCCGTAGAAGGAGCATTATAAAGGAAAGATTATGGCATTAATTCCATTAAACACGTTTAAAACTAAAACCGCAAGAGTCAGTAATGGGGTCTACAGCACTTCGACTGTATATACAGCACCTGTAGGTGTTACCAGTATTATTTTAATGGCACAAATATCTAATGTTGGTACACAAACAGAAAGCGTTAGTTTTATGCATCATAGAAATAGAAGAGTTTTAGCCGATGCTCAAGGTAATGGTGCTCAAGAACCTAATGTTGATACTTTTTTAGTGAAAGATTTTCAAATTCCTGCTCAAGATGCAGCTAATCCTTTGAGTGGAAAATTAATTATAGAGACATTAGATAGTATAAGATGTATTGGTTCTAATACTTCTACACTACAATTGACCTTAAGTATATTAGAAACTGCTAACGAATAATTAGAGATAAGATATTATGGCACGACTTATAAGCGGACAAACACTTCGACGAGGTGGTAGCGGTGAGTTTATTGATCTAAGAGGAGCTCAACCACAATTACCAGTCACTCCTACTACCGATACAGGTTTTACACTGATTACGGACAGTTTTCTTAGAACTTCTTATCGTAGTAGTCTAGGTTTTATAGAATTTAATTCAGGTACAATGTTTAGTGCCATGCCTGATGGTTCTATTAGAATTTTATCTTCTGGCACCAGTTTCTCTGCAGTGAATACTTATACCGCTAATTTGGTAGTTCAAGGCGGCATAGGGGTTGGCGCAAATATTATTACAAGAGATGATATTACTGTCAATGGATTAACAATAGGACAGGGATATAGAAATGACGAAGATGGAGCAGTTAATAATATAGTAATTAGAGCTGTTGCATCAACAGTCACTAATGATTTTAGTAACGGACAGAACAGTGTTGTAATAGGTTATAATGCTTTACAGAATCTTAATAGTGCTTATAAATCTATTGCAATAGGTAGACTGGCTCTAAGTTCAGGTACTAATATTAGAAACAGTATTGCAATCGGGGATAGTGCCTTAAAAGAAAACGGTGTTACATACAGCAACTTTATTAGAGCTATTACTAGTGCAACTGTAATAAGCAATAAACCTATATTAGGAATCACCAATGCTAAACCTGCTGTTGTAACAGTTGATTATCATAACCTTAGTACCGGGTCAAGAATTTCTATTTATGATGTAAACGGTGTCAGTACCGGTTCATTCAGTTTGGTCAATGAACAATCTTTCTTTGTAGAAACTCTAAGTACAAATACATTTGCTCTTTATAATAGTTTACCATTAACAACTAGCACTGCATTAGATACCACATTAGGGATAGCCACTACATATGTCAATAGTGGAACTTTAGTATATCCTATTGAAATTACAGTCCCTAACAATGATTACACCACAAGTACAGGGATTATATTAACTAATTTTACCAATGGATTAGAAGAACTAGAAGGAATGACCTTTTATGTTTATCCTTTAGGTTCCGATAGATTTCAGTTATATGCCGATCCAATATTGAGTGATGGTGCAGATGGTACTATCTATACTCCATACGTGTCTGGAGGTACAAGCACTAGGGTTCTTTTAAGTAACAATAATATTGCAATCGGAACAAATGCAGGTAAAAGTTTATACGATGGAGAAAGAAATTTCTTTCTAGGTGATTTCATTGCACAAAATTTAACTACAGGTAGTTATAATTTCTTTTTAGGTCATGAAGTAGGTAATAATTTAAAAAGAGGTAGCGGCAATGTATCTATCATGGGAGATAATCTCGTTGATGGTAGAGACAATCAAGTTAATATCGGTGGTATATTCTATTACAACGGAGCAGGATATTTACAACTAAATGCTGATACCGGAATTGGATTAGGTACAGCGGCTACAGGTACAAATACAGGTGCATTAGCAGTACTAGGTGGAATAAGTGTAAGTGAAAATATTATTACCTATGGACCTGTTCAAATTAATGATAGTACCGTTACAACTAGTTCATCTAATGGAGCATTAACAGTAATTGGTGGAGTTGGAATAGGTGGCGATCTACGAGTGGGCGGAATTATTTATGGTACAGTATCCGGAGCCGGTTCTGCAACTAATGCAGTATCGCTAGCCGGTGGTAACACAGGCACAGTATTATATCAATCTGCTCCTAATGTAACTGCATTTTTACCAATCGGTAATAATGGTGAAGTATTAACCAGTGATGGTACACTTCCGGTGTGGTCGTCTTCAGTCGGTATTGCTGCGTTTGCAACTTCAGCAGGTAATGCAAATGAAATATTTGTTGATCAAGCTGATACAACTACTCAATATTATTTGGTGTTGACCAATACCGTATCAAATTATACAACCGTTACAACACAAACTTTATTAATTTATGATGCTACTGATTCTAGTTTATCTATCCCTAAAGTAAATATTACAAGTAATTTAGCATCAACAAGCACAAATAGTAATCAGGCATTAGTTGTTTCGGGAGGGATTGCCAGCCAAGGCAGTATAAGAAGTCCCGAAGGACAAGTTGATGAAAATTATCTTTTGTATACACCTAGAGTCACTATCAGTACATCTACTCCATTGAATGCTAGAATAGGAGATTTTTGGATTGATCCGAACTATGGAATAGAATTACAGTTTATAAAAGATGGTACAAGTACTATTTGGATACAATTTACAGGGATTTAATTTATAAAATGACTCAATTAAATTTTCCAACCAATCCAGTCATAGGTCAACAATATACTATAGGTACAAATACCTGGGAATGGAATGGAGCTGCTTGGATAAAACTTGTACCACCAAAAAATATAGCAAATGTCTTTACAGTAACAAATGTATTGTTTGTAACTTCGTCTACAGATGCTAATAGTACATCATCGGGTTCACTAATTGTAACAGGTGGAGTCGGTATAGGCGGTAATTTGTTTGTAGGATCTTCGGGAACATTTTCTGGAGACCTTATTCCTTCGCAAGACGGAATATATAATTTAGGTAGTGCAGAAAACAGATGGAATACACTGTATGTATCATCGAGTACAATAGATATAGGCGGAGCTTTGATTACGTCTCAAGATGGTACTGTAAAGACTGCCAATTTGAAAATTATAGGTTCTATTGATAGTAACTCAACCGATACAGGATCTTTACAGGTAGTAGGTGGGATCGGGATCGGTGGAAATTCTACATTTGCCGGTATCACTTATATCACAAATAATACAAATTCTACATCTACAAATACAGGTGCGTTAATTGTATCTGGAGGAGTAGGAATAAGTCAAGATTTATATGTCAATGGATCGACCAACATTTTAGGTATAACTAATATTTCAAATGTTACTGCTTCTACATCTACAACTACTGGAGCAGTTATAATATCAGGTGGTCTAGCAGTAGGTCAAAATATTCATGTTAACAATAGTGTAATAGCGGATACATTTGAAATACCTTATGCTAAAATTTCTACTTCAAAGGTGACTATAAATAATACTGCTACTATTCTTGTTGATAGTTACCTAATAGCAGATTACAGAACAGCAGAATATACAGCACAAATAAGTTCAGGTATAGGTTCAACAGCTACATTTCAAGTGAGTAAAATTTTAATGACAGTCAATAATAATAACACTGTATTTGCAACTGAATATGGCATAATTAACACACAAGGTCCATTGGTTACACTAGGAGCATGGGATGCCGATGTTTCGGGTGCTACAGTGGTAAATTTATATTTTACTCCAAATCAAGCTACCGATAAATCGATTACTGTTGTTAGGACTGCTATTAAGGTATAAGGTAAAATCAAATGACAACTTTTAATAATGATTTCGTACTCAAAAGTCTTTCTGTACAATCTGATACACAAATAGGAGGTGAAACTACTATAACAACTACTACCTTGGCGGTGGTTACAGGAGGCGGTAATGGGGCATTAAAGGTTGTCGGTGGTACATATGTCGGTGAAAATTTAATTGTTAACAGTACGAGTTGGAATACTGGTACTAGTACAGCAAATGCTTTGTATGTTAAAGGTGGTGGGTGGTTTGATGAAAGTTTAGTTGTAGATGGACCTGCACTGTTCAATGATATTGTAATATTTAATGGTACTTCAACTTTTGTCTTGAGTACAAATACGGTATATACTGATAATCTTATTCAATTACACATACCCCCAGGGGGAGATATAAACAACCATGACTGGACATTTGATGACGGTAAAGACATAGGTTTCATTTTTCATTTTTATAAAGGTGTAGATAAAACTTCATTTTTAGGTTGGGATAATGCTTCTGGTTATTTAGAATGGTTCGATGACGGGACAGAAACTAATGGTGTATTCACTGGAACAAGTTACGGAACTATCAGGGCTAAAGATCTTATATTAGTAGGTTCTACTAATGCTGTCAGTACTCAGTCTGGGTCTCTACAGGTTGCAGGCGGTGTAGGAATTGAAAAAGATCTATATGTTGGTGGTACAATTTATGGTGTATTAGACACAGCATATTCGGGTTTCAGTGGATATAGTGGTATAAGTGGATATAGCGGATATTCAGGTATTAGTGGATATTCAGGTATTAGTGGATATTCGAGTTACAGCGGTTACAGTGGTGAATCGGGGTATTCAGGAATCTCAGGCTATTCAGGATTTAGCGGAGCGGCAGCATTTTCATCAAGTGGTTTTTCAGGTGATTCTGGTTACAGTGGTATATCAGGCTATTCAGGTATCAGTGGTTTCTCAGGTATAAGTGGTTATTCGGGTATAAGTGGTTATTCAGGATATTCAGGTATCAGTGGATTTAGTGGCTATTCAGGTTATTCAGGTATCAGTGGGTACTCAGGCATCAGTGGGTACTCAGGCATCAGTGGGTACTCAGGTATCAGTGGTTTCTCAGGCATCAGTGGGTACTCAGGCATCAGTGGGTACTCAGGTATCAGTGGTTTCTCAGGTATCAGTGGGTACTCAGGTATAAGTGGTTTTTCAGGTATCAGCGGATATTCGGGTATAAGTGGCTTCTCTGGATTTAGTGGATATTCAGGAAGAAGTGGTTTTAGTGGTTTAATCGATAATCCATTTTCTGGAATTTTAACAATTACAAATGTAACGCAAGCTAGTTCTACAATTACTGGCGCATTACAGGTATCAGGTGGTGTAGGAGTTGGTGGCAATTTATATGTCGGTGGTGAAATAGTTGCGCAAAAATTGACCATTGAGTTAACCACAGTGACCACTACTTTAGTTGTAACTGATGATATTATTCAAACTACCAATAGCACAAATGCAACAAGTACAACATCTGGAGCACTTGTGGTTACCGGTGGAGCTGGTATTGGAAAAGATTTATATGTCGGTGGTAATCTCAACCTTACAGGTGCACTGACACAAAATGGTTCTAATGTAATAACAACTGCCAGTACATGGTCTGCAACTCCTACTGCATTAGGCACAGTATATGCTTATACACCTTCTAATAATAATATAAGTTTAGGATATCAATCTGGCAATACAACAAATTCTGGATCAGATAATATTGCTATTGGTCGTTTAAGTTTATCTAGTCTTACAACCGGTACCTGTAATATAGCTATAGGAACCAATGCTCTCCGTTGTAATACCACAGGTGTTAACAACACTGCTATTGGGGGTAATGCTCTATATGGTAATACTACAGGATGTGCCAATACAGCAATTGGATTAAGTGCTCTCCGTTGTAATACAACAGGTAACTTTAACACCGCAATCGGGGTTGGTTCTCTCTATGGTAATACTACAGGATGTGCCAATACAGCAATTGGATTCAATGCTCTCCGTTGTAATACCACAGGTATCCAGAATGTTGCTATTGGGGTCAATGCTCTCCTTTGTAATACAACAGGTAACTTTAACACTGCAATCGGGTTTGGTGCTCTCTATGGTAATACCACAGGTTGTGATAATACAGCAATTGGACACAATGCTCTCCGTTGTAATATCATAGGTATGCAGAATGTCGCTATTGGATTAAGTGCTCTCCGTTGTAATACCACAGGTAATTATAATACCGCAATTGGGGTTGGGAGTCTCATATACAATACTACAGGTTGTTTTAATACTGCAATTGGATTCAATGCTCTCCGTTGTAATACCACAGGTATCAACAACACAGCAATTGGGGGTAATGCTCTATATGGTAATACCATAGGTAATTGTAACACCGCAATCGGGTTTGAAGCTCTACGTTGTAATACTACAGGTGTTAACAACACTGCTATTGGAGTCAATGCCCTTTGTATAAATACCATAGGTGTTAGCAACACCGCAGTTGGTCGAGATGCTCTCCGTTGTAATACCACAGGTAATTATAATACCGCAATTGGTGTCTCTGCTCTCGTATACAATACTACAGGTTGTTTAAATACTGCAATTGGATTCAATGCTCTCCGTTGTAATACCACAGGTGTTAACAACACTGCTATTGGGGGTAATGCTCTATATGGTAATACTACAGGATGTGCCAATACAGCAATTGGAATCAATGCTCTCTTTAACAATACCATAGGATGTAATAATGTAGCTATTGGTAACAATGTTCTCCGTTGTAATACCACAGGTAGAAACAATATTGCAATAGGTTGTAATGCTCTCTATGGTAATACTTCAGGTATTAACAATACAGCAATAGGGTTAAATGCTCTCCGTTGTAATACTACAGGTAATAATAATATCGGTATTGGATTTTGTGCATTGTTTAATAACACATCGGGCTTAAGAAATAATGCTCAAGGATATCAGGCACTATTTTGTAATACTACTGGTGTTGATAATACTGCTTTAGGTTTCAGATCACTATATGGTAACACTACTGGAATTTTTAACTTTGCAGTAGGATGTAGATCACTTCATTGTAATACATTTGGTTCTTGTAATATTGCTATCGGAGGGGGTGCACTTTATTTTAATACCACCGGTAGTGATAATGTTGCTCTCGGAAATTGTGCACTTACTAATAACACTACAGGTTGTAACAATATTGCTGTAGGACTTGCTGCACTTAACTGTAATAGCATTGGTGTTGATAATATTGCTATTGGTTGTAAAGCACTTTTCAATAATACATTCGGATGCAATAATATAGCAATTGGAGAATGTGCAGGATGCTCGATCACAACAGGTAATTCCAATGTTATCATAGGTGGAAATAACGGATCTACAATAGCTACAAGTTCGTGCAATGTTATAATTAGTGATGGTGTTGGCAATATTAAACTCACAGCCAATTCAGCCAATCAAGTTACTATCCCTGCAAGTACAAATGCTACAAGTACAACTACAGGTGCTTTAGTAGTTGCCGGCGGTGCTGGTATTGGAAAAGATTTATATGTCGGTGGTACAATCTACGGTGTGTTAGATACGGCATACTCTGGAAAAAGCGGATACTCAGGTATCAGTGGTTTCTCAGGATACTCAGGTATCAGTGGTTTCTCAGGATACTCAGGTATCAGTGGTTTCTCAGGATACTCAGGTATCAGTGGATTTAGTGGTTATTCAGGTATCAGTGGTTTCTCTGGATATTCAGGTATCAGTGGTTTCTCTGGATATTCAGGTATCAGTGGTTTTAGTGGATTAATAGATAATCCTTATCCCAATGTTCTAACTATATCAAATACTACGCAATCTACCTCTACTACGACTGGTGCACTAGTTGTAACTGGAGGAGTTGGTGTCGGAAAAGATTTATATGTCGCCGGGTCATTATTCGCTACCACAAAGTCTTTCCGTATTCCTCATCCGACACAAGAAGGTAAGATGTTAGTATATGGATCTCTTGAAGGTCCTGAAAATGGTGTTTACGTTCGTGGAAGATTAAAAAATAGTACAGTTATTGACCTGCCAGATTATTGGATGTCATTGGTAGATATGGACACAATTACAGTTTCATTGACACCAATTGATAATCATCAAAAACTCTATGTGAAAAATATTGAAAATTCAAAAATACACATCGGTAATGAAAATATTTTTGGCGCTACAGATTTTTATTTTATGGTATTAGGAGAACGTAAGGATATAGCCAAACTCCATGTGGAGGACTAAATGGCAATATTTTACAATACTAAAATTGTAACCAATGGATTAGTATTGTGTTTAGATGCAGCTAACTCAAAAAGCTATCCAGGAAGTGGTACTACGTGGAGTGATCTTAGCAAAAACGGGTATAATGGAAGCTTAGTAAATAGTCCAACCTTTGTCAATGCTAATGGTGGGTATTTTGCATTTGATTATACTAATGATTATGTAACAACAACTGGTATGCAGAATTTTTCATACGCAACCGGGATAACTGTATCTGTATGGCATTACAATGGAGGCGGAACGGGGTTTTATAGAGGTGTTGTTAATAATGGAACAGTTGCAGATAGACTTGGCGGATTTGATTTAAGATATGGAAGAGAGGATTATTTCGGGGGCGATAACAACGGCACAAAGTTAAACTGGGCAATAACTAATAGTTCTGGAACTACTACAGGGATGTCAATATTTGCTAATATAAATGAGTGGCACTGTTATACTTGTATGTATGACAATTCTGTTTTAAGGGCATATAAGGATGGTGTGCTATTCAATTCGAGTTCTCATTCCTCAGGCGGACAACTTAAAACAATGTCCGACAGTACGACTATAGGAGTGTCCCCTGGTACTTCAGAATATTTGGACGGTAGATTATCACAAGTTTTGATTTATAATAAAGTATTATCGGCCTCTGACATTACAAATAATTTTCAAGCTCTACGTGGGAGATATGGACTATGAGTGCGTTTGCAGGTCCAGAAATATCTAATAGTGGATTGGTATTCTATTTTGATATAAACAATACTGAGAAGTCTTGGAAAGGTAAACCTACTACAAATTTAGTAAATCCTTCGTGGGCAGCATGGTCAGTTGATGGATCAGGTCAAGGTAATATTGGAACACGTACTATTAATAGCACTTATTATTGTACAATCTCTGACGTTAATCAAAATACTCGCCAAAATATATACATTGAAGGTGTATCAGCAAGTACAACTTATACATTTTCTGTAAAATATAAAAAAATATCAGGAACTCCCACCTTGCGTTTTCAGATCCAGGCTTACAATGGGGTTACGTATTTAAGTTTAATGTCATTCGCTACTACAGCAGAATTAGGTATTACTGATAAAGAGGATTGGCAAACAGCTTCTATTACTTTAACAACGCCTGCTAATACAACAAGAGTTTTATGGTTTATGCAGGATGGCGATGATTACACAACATATACGCATTCATTTGAATTGAAAGAAGTTCAAATGGAAGCAGGTTCGATTTATTCACCGTTTGTAGATGGTACAAGATCAAACACACAAGCTATTTTAGATTTAACTGGAAGTAATACAATTACTGCTAATAGTTTAACCTATAATTCTAATAACACTTTTAGTTTTGATGGTTCTAATTATGTATCTTCAACTGCACTAAGTGGATCTTATTCTTCTTTTACAGTTAGTTTATGGTTGTATTCTACAGCAGTTGAAAATTATAGAAATCCTATAGATTGTAATTATGCCTATAACGGTACATCTGGAAATATAGGTCCGAGATTAGAACAAAGTTCGTCAGGAAATTTAACTTGGATTTTTAGTGGGGTTACAAATGATAATGGTTTATATAACTTTTATACAATTATTGATTCCGGGATGTCTCTAAACAAGTGGTATCATGCGGCAATAACACTAAATGCCGGATCATCAGTTTCTACATACTTAGACGGCCGCCCTATTTCTTTAAATCAAAATGTTGCTCAAGGATTCGTAAATGTTATGAATTCAGTTAATGTAGGAAGAGGATTTCATTTAGGAGATTCTGCAAGATACTTTAAAGGTAAAGTTGACAATGTTATGATACATAATACTGCACTTACTCCTGCAGAAATAGCACGAAACTTTCAAGCCTTGCGTGGGAGATATGGAATATGAGTTTGCATCATAACCCAAGAATTGTTACCAATGGATTAGTATTGTGTTTAGATGCAGCTAATACAAAAAGCTATCCCGGTAGTGGTACTACATGGACTGATTTGTCAAAAAATGTTAATAATTCTACATTAACCAATGGACCTACGTTTAGTAATTCTAATGGAGGAAGCATTGTATTTGACGGTTCAAATGATTTTATAGATGGCGGTAATCCGTCTTCTTTGACTATTACGGATAATATTACAGTGTCCGCCATAATTAGTAGAACCTCTTATAATTCGAGTAATCAGCTGATCATTAGAAGAAATGACCGTGATTCCTATGCATTACAATTAGGAATTTCTACCCCAGAAGTTTGGTGGAAACTATATTTCGGATCATCTACATGGGGACAGACGGCAACAACGTCATTGGAATTAAACGAATGGGCTATGATTTCTGGAACATATGATAGAAATACTATGAGATTATATAAAAATGGAATTCAAGTTCAAACACTTTCTGCGACATCTGCAATTGATTATTCGGGAAGCATTACACCGAATTTAATTATTGGAAGAGACGATCCTATTTCTGGAAGATATTTCATAGGAAATATCGCATATGTATCAATATACAATATAGCCTTGACCGCCCAAGAAGTAGCTCAAAACTTTCAAGCTCTACGTGGGAGATATAGTATATGAGTTTACATCATAACCCAAGAATTGTCACCAGTAGATTACAGTTGTATTTAGATGCTATAAATTTAAAAAGTTATTCAGGTAATGGACTAACGTGGACAGGACTTTTAGATAGTTCATACGCAACACTAGGAGCAAACACTCTTTACAATACTTCTGGTTATTTTGGTTTAGATGCCACTGTAAACTCTGCAATGGTTACAGCAGGGATAACTTATCCCTCTACATGGAGTCAACCCACTTCTTTCGAAATGTGGACATATTTTGACTCGGATGGCACATGGCATAACACGAATCGTGGAGGATTGTTTAGTCGGGGTAGCACAGCTGGCACTTTTGGCTTAATAAGAAGAAATGTTGATAATGAAGTCGGAATGTGGTTGAGACACGATACAGCTACAATTCAAGTATATGGGACTGTGACAAGTAATACTTGGGTACATATCGTAGGAACATGGGACGGTACATCAAATGTAAACCTATACATAAACGGAACAGTGAGTAGTAGTGCAAATGGATCGCCCACAGGATCACCTGACGTAGGTAATTATTCTTTAGGGGGACAGGGTAGTACTCTTAACAATGCTCCCGGTAATTACATGAAAGGTAGAATTGCTGTGGCTAAAATATATAATAAAGAATTGAATATCAATGAAGTGCAACAAAATTTTAATGCTCTTCGAGGCAGGTTTAATGTATGAGTAGCTTTGCTGGCCCCCAAATAGATAAAGGGGGAATAATATTTCTTACTGACCCGAAAAACTCAAAGTCATTAAGTAATAATAAAAGAGTATAAAAACATAAATAATATGTGCATCATCAATGTATTGGAAACAAATTATGACAAAACAATCGACATTAAAACATTTGACAGAACATATAATAAAAATTTTAATAATGTAGAAGAAATTTATATTGAACTTTTGAAAGAATACAATGATGCTGAAATTATAACTTAACCAAATAGAACCATGGCAAATACCGATAAAGATATTGTAATTACACCTAATAAAGGATCGTCTGTTGATGATCCGAAGATAGTTTTTACTGCAGGAAATGCAACATTAGGTCCTTATAATATAACAGTTCGAACATATCCCACAGGAAATGGCACATTAAGTTGGGAAGGAAGTGCGGGTCAGCTTTTTAGTATAGAAAACTCTTTGACAGGTGTTATTTACAGTGTAAATGATATATCAGGTATCCCTTCTCTAGAAGTGTATGATACGGGTCAAGTTCGCATAGCGCAATACAGTGGAAACGTTCTCATCGGAACAGCGACTGATGGAGGATTTAAACTAAATGTAAATGGTGATTTGCAAGGTAACAGCATAACACTTACCACAAATACTGGAAACTCTGTAGTTGCATCAGCAAACATCATTGCGGCTAATTTGATTGCTACAAATAATGTGGTTGCAGGCAACATTAGTGTGAGCGGAAATATTACAGGCACTTTAGGAAGTTCAACCTCACTTCCCAATTCAGGAGTAGTTGCTACCACATATGGTGGGGTGACAAGTATACCTGCCATTACCGTAGATGCTAAGGGAAGAATTACAAGCGCATCTAATGTAACAGCAACACCCGCTTATGCGTCTATTACAAACAAACCTGCAGTTAATTTAAGATTTACGGGTGATGTAACAGGTACAGCTAATCTTAACTTAAGTAATCAAAATACTAATTCCTTGGATGTATCATTAACTGTTGGAGCAAACTCTGTCGCTTTAGGAACAGATACAACAGGAAACTATACCGATAGGGTTGTTGGTGGTACAGGTATAACAGCAACAGGCACTACAGGTGAAGGTAACGTAATTACAGTTGGTTTAGGAACAAGCGGAGTAACGGCAGGTATTTACGGTAATGCAAATGCTGTGTCACAAATTACTGTAGACGCTACTGGTAGAGTAACTAGTGCATCTAACCTATTAATTGATAGAAATTATGGTATAACAACAAACAAACCTGCGGTTAATTTAAACTTTACTGGAGATGTTACTGGTACAGCTAATCTTAACTTAACCAATCAAAATACTAATTCATTAGATGTAACATTAACTGTAGCAACAAACTCTGTCGCTTTAGGAACAGATACAACAGGAAATTATACTAATACAGTTGTCGCAGGAACGGGTATAACAGCAACAGGTACAGCCGACGAAGGTAATGTTATAACCGTCTCACATGCTGATACTAGCTCTGTAGCAAACGTATCTAGTGACAACTCAAATGGTATTGTCATTCAGGACGTATCTTTAGAATTCGATACATTTGGGCATGTAACAGCAGCTTCAGTAGCTACAGCTAACCTTGATACACGTTACTTAGGATTAACGGCAAAGGCAAGTGATTCAGACTTACTAGACGGACAAGATTCAACGTATTATTTAAACTATAATAATTTTGTTAATGATCCTGCGGCTAATATAATATTAACAGGTGATGTTACCGGAACAGCAAACGCAGTTTTGACGGCTAATTCAACTGTTATATCAATAACAACTACGATAGCAACAAACTCTGTCGCTTTAGGTACAGATACAACAGGAAACTACACAAATCGTGTTGTTGGAGGTACAGGTATTACTGCTACAGGTACAGCAGATGAAGGTAATGTTATAACTGTTGCATTAGCTACCAGTGGTGTAACTGCGGGCAGTTACGGTAATGCAAATGCTGTGCCACGAGTAACACTTGATACTACTGGTAGAGTAACATCAGCAGCCAACTTATTAATTGATAGAAATTATGGTATAACTACAAACAAACCTGCGGTTAATTTAAGATTTACTGGCGATGTTACGGGTACAGCTAATCTTAACTTAACCAATCAAAATACTAATTCATTAGATGTAACATTAACTGTCGCAACCAATTCTGTTGCCTTAGGAACAGATACAACAGGAAACTACACAGATCGTGTTGTTGGAGGCACAGGTATTACTGCTACAGGTACTACAGGTGAAGGTAACGTAATCACTGTTGCATTAGCTACCAGTGGTGTTACAGCAGGTAGTTACGGTAATGCAAATGTGGTATCACAAGTAACAGTTGATACTACGGGTAGAGTAACAAGTGCATCTAATGTAGCTATTGATAGAAATTATGGTATAACAACAAACAAACCTGCGGTTAATTTAAGATTTACGGGTGATGTAACAGGTACAGCTAATCTTAACTTAACCAATCAAAATACTAATTCATTAGATGTAACATTAACTGTTGCGTCAAACTCTGTTGCACTTGGAACAGATACAACAGGAAACTACACAGATCGTGTTGTTGGTGGTACAGGTATAACAGCAACAGGTACTACAGGTGAAGGTAACGTAATCACTGTTGGGTTAGCTACTAGTGGTGTAACGGCAGCCACTTATGGAAATTCTACTATAGTTCCTGTGATAACAGTTGACGCACAAGGTCGTATTACTGCAGCGTCTAATGTGACCATTAGTGCAGGTGGGGGTGGTGGAGCAACATTAGATGCACAAAAGAACTTTACTGTTGTTGATGCCTGTGCATTAACAGCAACAGGTTGTCATAATATCTTTATTGGACGGTATGCAGGTCGTTGTACAACATTTGGATCATATAATTTCTTTGCCGGATTTAGTGCAGGTCGTAGTAACACTACAGGCGTTTCAAATAACTTCTTTGGTTTTTTTGCGGGGTACAACAACACCATCGGCTGTGAAAACATCTTCATTGGCCGCCGTGCTGGGTTCTGCAATACTACAGGTTGTAATAATAACTTCTTTGGTTGTTACGCAGGATGTTTAAATACTACAGGTGTTCATAATAGCTTCTTTGGATTTTGGGCGGGTCGTTACAATACTACAGGTTCCTACAATAACTTTATTGGAGAAAATGCAGGTCGTTGTAATACCACAGGTTGTGATAATAACTTCTTAGGACGGTGTGCTGGATGCGGCAATACGACAGCCAGGAACAACAACTTCTTTGGGCGCGCTACAGGTTGTTTAAATACTACTGGCTGTGACAACAACTTTTTTGGATTAAGTGCGGGTCGTTGTAATACCACAGGTTGTAATAATAGTTTCTTTGGTCGTTATGCGGGTCGTTACAATACTACAGGTATTCATAATAACTTCTTTGGTAATGGCGCAGGTTGTTGTAATAGTACAGGTTGCAATAATAACTTTTTTGGATTAAGTGCAGGAAATAAGAATACCACAGGTAGTTATAATAATTTCTTCGGAACATTAACAGCTTTAAGTAACACAACAGGTAATCATAATAATTTCTTTGGTCGTAATGCAGGTGGATGTAATACTACAGGTTGTTATAATAACTTCTTTGGTCTCGACGCAGGATATAATAATACTACAGGTAATTTAAATATTGCTCTAGGTAAAAATGCAGGTTATAGAAATACAACCGGGTCAAAAAACATCTTTATAGGAGAAAACACTGCATCAGGTGCTTATAATATTGGCACTTATAATACGTTTATTGGTACTTCTGCAGGTACAAATAATGTCAATGGTTGTCACAATAACTTTATTGGCAGAGCTACAGGTTATTGTAATGATTCCGGCACTTATAATACGTTTATTGGGTGGGCCGCGGGGTTTTCAAATACTACGGGAAATCATAATATTTTTATAGGAACATCGGCAGGTATAGAAAGTATTAATGGAAATCATAATCTTTTTGCTGGTTTGTGTGCCGGAAATTGTAACACTACAGGTACTAATAACATATTCTTCGGATGTTGTAGTGGGGTAGGAGCTACTGGTCTTGCAAACATAACGACTGAATCAAATCGTATTATTATGGGCAATAGCTCCCACGCTTGTGCTCAAATACAAATTGCTTGGACAGCTGTTTCTGATATTCGTGATAAATGTATTTTCGGCCCTGTCCCACATGGAAGAGGATTTTTAAGTAATGTTAATCCTATAGCTTATGCATTCAAAAACCGTATAACGAATGAAATTACTGATCCTCCAAATAAAAAACGTTATGGATTTAGTGCACAAGAAATTGCAGCATTAGAGGGTGTTGAAAAGGTTATCGTCAGTGACGATACTCCAGATAAGTTACAAATAACAAGCGATTATTTGATACCTATTCTGGTTAATGCTATAAAAGAAATGTCAGCGGAGATTGATCAATTAAAAGCAAGAATTGAGGCGATTGAATCTAAATAAATATTATTTTTATGGAGATACATTATGAAAAAGATTTTGATAGCCACACCATGTTTATATGGTAAAGTTGATGCATATTATGTTCACAGTTTATGTGAATCAATTAAATTGGGGTTGAAAGAAGATCTTGCGATTAACGCAGTCTTCCTTTCTAATGAATCAATTCTCCCCATGGCAAGAAACGAATTGTTCAACCTTGCTTATACTCAAGGTTATGATCACATGGTATTCATCGATGATGATGAATACTGGAGTCCGAATATTCTCATTGAAATTCTTAAGTCTCCGAAGGATGTCGTTGCTGTTCCCGTTGTCAATAAGGGTGACAAAAAGATTGAATATAATGTCTACCTTTCGGAGAATAGTAAAGTTGATCCTACAGATGGATATATCAACGTTCAAAAAGTTGGAACTGGGTTTGTAAAGCTGTCTCGAAAAGTGTTAACTGACTTATGGCAATCCAATCCTGAAATATCTTTTCGAGGTAAAATTTTAAAAAACATTTGTGAATTTTCTGTTCGGAATGATTCATTCGTCGGTGAAGATATCACTTTATCACGAAAGATAAAAGAGTTGGGTTATGAAATTTGGGTTAACCCCAAACACACTGTAGCTCATTTGGGTGTTAAAATGTACAAAGGTAACTTTGAAAAAGATTATAATGAAAAACATTCTATTCTACAATCTGTGGCATAATGGTGACGTTTTTTCAGGTCGAGGTTACCTTAAACACATTAAAGACTCGCTCCCTAACGTAAAGTTCGGCTACTATCATGTGTGCAATTCAAAGATCGTTACTGATCTTATTCGCACACAATTTAAGCCTGATTTGAAAAAATGGCAAGTCGAACAACTAAACTACAATAAGATTTTTGAAACAGATGAAACCATCTACATCAACACATGGGTGGGAGCGTACTTTTATCAAAATCAAGCGCGAATGGGCGACCACAAAGAGTTTGTGGCAAACCTCCCAGGAGAAGGTCACGCAAATTACTTGTCATTACATAAAATTTATACTTTTATAATTGACTATTTAAATAAGAACCATGGGTGTGATATAATTTTGAGTGACAATCCTTTACTTTATGTTCCAAAAGTAAATTGGAGTGTTTATGAAATCAAATCAGCTGATAACTTCCTGCAACAACATAAAGGTAAAAAACATTTGATTTGTAATGGAAAAGTTCGTAGTATGCAAAGCGGATTGGATAACCTTGCCCCTATAATAGAACATTTAGCTAAAACTTATTCGACTGATACTTTCATTTGCACAGAAAAATTTGAAACAAAATTAAACAATGTATATTTTACCTCTGATATATTCAATATTGATTGTGACTTAAATGAGATTGCATACATGTCAACACATTGTGACACTATCATGGGAAAGAATTCGGGTCCTTTCATGTTTACTCATGTTAAAGAGAATATAAATAATGTTAACAAGATTTTTGTTGCGATGAGTCACAATGTGAGTGACTGCTATCCCCACCACATTAAAAATCTGCCTTGCAAATATTTCTTTACTGCAGCAGAGTCACCCAATCTTGTAGCAAACGCAATTGAAAGTGCAATAAAATTATCTCATGGATTAATTATAAACTTATCTAGATATGAATAAAATTGATGTGATTATTCCCACAATGTGGCGAGATGAAAACTTCCCCGATGCTTTAAAAAAATATTGTGAGTGTAAGTCTATCAATAAGATCATTGTAATCGACAATGATTATGTTAAACGCCCAAAAGATTTAATCAAACACGATAAGTTGACCTTAGTTAATTATGGCAAAAATATTTATGTGAACCCTGCATGGAATGAAGGATACTATCGTTCAAACGCAGATATAATCAATCTTTTAAACGATGATATATATGTTGAAGATGGTGTTTTTGAGTTTATGCAAAATTTAGATTTTTCCGAAATAGACATAATCGGAGTGCATTTAAAGGATGGTATCACCAACTATCACATCACCAACCATCCCGATAGAAAAGAAGAACTTATTCGCTTAAACGTAAATAAGTCACAACCTATTGGTGGGCAGAGTTTTGCTTATGGTGTGTGTATGTTTGTGAAAAGATCATCTTATCGTGTAATACCAAGTTTATATCAAGTGTGGTATGGGGATGATTATTTGATTCAACGATGCAAAAATATTTATACTTTAAAAACAAGCAAGATTCATGGTGTAGTTTCAAAAACTATTGTCAGTGAAGATATAAAACAAAGTGTTCAAAGAAGAATTGATCTTGATACTGTAAACGTGTACCGATATAATCATTTCTTTAATGGAAGAAATTGGGAAATTGTACAAAACACAATGAGGAAATTATGAGTAAATATAGTATTTTCCACCTTCAAGGGGGGATTGGTAAACATGTAGCAGCGACCGCTGTAGCAAGGTGCATTAAAAACAACTACCCAGATAGAAAACTAATTGTGGTTTGTGCTTACCCAGATTTGTTTATAAATCTAAACTTTGTCGAACGTGTATATACTTTGGGTAATACAAGTTATTTTTATCAAAGGTATGTTCAAGATAAAGATTCTATTTTGTTCCATCACGAACCCTACTTTACTACAAATCACATTCACAAAAGAAAAAGACTTATCCCTAACTGGTGTGAGATGTATGGATTGAAGTATAATAATGAAATGCCAATTTTAAAGTTTAACAAGTTGCAATTTGACTTATCAAAAACTTTCTGGCAAAGAAACAAACCTCTAATGTTGATTCATACAAACGGGGGATTGATGGCAACTGACGCAAAACCATATGCATGGACACGTGACATGCCTCCCGATATTGCTCAGGATCTTATTAATCATTACAAAAATGATTATCACATCTATCAGGTAACAAAATTTAACTCACCAAAACTTGATGGAGCAGAACACATTTTTGCTACACCTCAACAATCTTTAAGTTTGATTGAATTTTTTACCATTTTACTCCATGCAAAAAAAAGAATTTTAATCGATTCAAGTTTGCAACACGCCGCGGCTGCAATGAATAAAAAATCAACCGTTTTATGGAATGGAACAAGCCCCAAGGTATTTGGTTATGATATGCATGATAATATTTGCACAGAAATTCCATACGACTTTAAACTTCCCGGAAGCTATCTATTTGACTTTGATTTTAACGGGAATGAACATGAATATCCTTTCACAGAAGATGTAAAATTGTTTGATGTAAATAAGATTATTGAATCTGTGGACAAGCAATAGGAGATTATTATGGCTAATGAACCCCCAAAACAAATTGAACCAAAATCTTATTACTTTATGGCAGGACTGCCTCGAGCGGGTAGCACTCTATTATCTGCTATTTTAAATCAAAATCCACGAATCTATTCCGGACCTAGCTCGCCTGTAGTGCCTACGATGCTTGCTCTTGAAACATCTTTGGCACAAGATGAATTGTTTTTAGCGTATCCAAAACCACAAATTGCTGCACAAATGATTGCAAACATTTTGCCACAATTTTATATGGATGTTGACAAACCCGTAATCATTGATAAAAACAGATCATGGGTTAATCGGTTACATTATATTTCAGGATACTTTGGCATTCAGCCAAAAGTTATTTGCCCTGTTAGAAGTATTGATGAAATCCTTGCATCGTTCATCGCAATGCAAAGAAGAAATCTTCAAAAAGTTGATAGCGTAAAACTTAATTTTCTTGATGAAATGCTTGTTAAATCAAATCTCCCACTAACAGATGATAATCGATGTGAGCTATTAGCAAGCCCCATGGGCATTTTAGGTCAAAGTTATGAGGGGTTAAAGCAATGCATCATGCAAGGACAACAAAGGGCTTTACACTTTGTCGAATATGATGATTTACTTGATAATCCACAAGATACCATGGAAAAAATTTACGACTTTCTTGAAGAGGACTACTTCAAACATGACTTTGCAAACCTGGTAAATATTCACCAAGAAAACGATGGTCAAGTATATGGAATGGCAGACATGCATGATGTTCGTACAACTTTGGGTCGTCGTGGTATAAATCCTGCTGAAATTTTATCTGAAACAATTATAAATAAATGTAAGAACGCTGAATTTTGGCGTACAATGAATGAAGAAATTCCTCAAGAAGAATTTCTTCCAGATAATGAACTCCCCATAACACAAGAAAATCCTTCATTTATAATAGGAGCTTAAAATGCTTGAACAACAACTAACAGCACAGCAAAGAGTAGATGGAACAGTACGAGCAGCACGTGACAGCGTTTGGGTTGTTACAAATGAACTTCAAAAGAAAGCTGACACAGGAGTGCTTTCAGAAGAAGGTCGCGGAAATATTGAACGCAACGTTGCTCATTTAGAAATCGTTATGTCAGATCCACAAGTTGTTGAACTTGGGGGCGATCTATCCGATCTTACAGCAGCAATTACTAATGGAAAGGCAGCGTTGGCTTAATATGCAAAAAATTCTTATTATGGGTCTTCCTGGGGCAGGAAAGACATACTTTGCAGAAAGATTAAAAATTTACCTTGAGAAGCACGGAAAAAGGGATCTATCATCTGCACCTGATACACCCTTTCAAAACCTAAACGCTCGAGTAAAGTGGTTTAATGCTGACGAAGTACGAAGAAAGTATAATGATTGGGATTTCACCACTGAAGGAAGAATTCGTCAATCTATTCGAATGCTTGAATTCGCTCTTTCTTGTAATGAAGAATATGTAATTTGCGATTTTGTAGCGCCTCTTGTAGAGATGCGAAACAACTTTAAAGCAGATTGGACAATCTGGATGGATACCATTGCAGAAGGTAGATTTGATGACACAAATAAGGCATTTATACCACCAGAACAGTATGATTTTCGTATAACAGAACAAAATGCTGAAGCATGGGTTCCTTATGTGGGTGAAAGAATTGTGCAAAATCTTCGTCGTCCAAGATTTGATTGGCAAAAAGAAAGCGTTCAAATGTTGGGCCGATGGCAACCTTGGCATGCAGGTCATCGTGCACTATTCGAAAGAGCTCTTGCTAAAACGGGTCAAGTTTGTATTATGATTCGTGATTGTCAGGGGTGGAATGATAGTAATCCCTTTGCAATTCAGCAAGTTAAAAACTTTATTCGCAGAGATCTAGACCCTCATTATCAAGGTCAGTATGAGATTATTGCAGTCCCCAACATTGTAAATATAACGTATGGTCGAGATGTGGGATATAAGATAGAGCAAGAAGTTTTTGATGATAATATACACTCAATTAGTGCCACAAAAATACGTAAAACAATGGGCCTGAAGTAGTAACTTACAGTCCTTATAAATATTCAGAAACTTATAGGGACTGTTATGGCTTCTGTATCATCTAGACAAGAATTAATAGATTATTGCTTGCGTCGACTAGGTCACCCCGTTATTGAAATTAACGTTGATGATGACCAGATAGAAGATAGAATAGATGATGCTTTACAATTCTATCGAGAATATCACTTCGATGCTGTGGAAGAAGTTTATCTGAAGGCACAGATTACTTCCTCAAACTTAATTTTAACTACCAATACTGCAAATGCATTTGTCGGTGGTGAAAAAATTACGGGTCAAACTTCTGGTGTTTTAACAACAGTTGTCTCTACACCTCTCTCAGGAAACTTAATTCAAGTTTACAAGACAACTCAAGACGTAGATTTCACAGCAGGAGAAACAGTAATTGCTGATTCTGGTGCAACAGGTGTTGTCACTTCCTTTTCAAAGGGTACATACGATAATCGTTACTTCCCTATTTCTGATGCAGTGTATGGAATCAAGAAAGTTTTACCTTTCTATAACCGAACATCAGGCATAAACTTATTTGATATTCGGTATCAAATGTTGGTTCAAGATTTGTATAATCTTATGTCAGTAGACATGATTCATTATACAATGATTCAGAATCACCTTCAAATGATTAATATGCTTCTTGTTGGAGAAAAACCTTTCCGCTATAATCGACATATGAATAAATTGTTTGTTGATATGGATTGGGAAAAAGACGCAGGATTGGGTGATTACTTAATTGTTAATGCCTTTAGAATTCTAGATCCAAGCACGTATACTGATGTTTATAATGATATGTTCCTTAAAAGATATGCAACAGCTCTTTTGAAACGACAGTGGGGAGAGAACCTAAAGAAATTTGAAGGTGTTCAGTTACCCGGCGGTGTCACTTTGAATGGACAAAAAATCTTCGAAGAGGCTTTAGAAGAGATACAAAAAATTGAAGATGAAGTTCAGTCAAGATTTGAATTGCCTACTGACTTTTTTGTTGGTTAATCATCATTCCTGACAAAGCAATTGTACACCCATGTCAATTAAATAACAATACACAAGATAAGTAATGCCAACAAATTTCTATTTTCAAAGTGGAATACCGATGGGGAAGCGATCAGAGTCGCTTCTTCATGAAGATCTTATTATTGAATGTTTAAAAATTTATGGATTTGATTGTTATTATATTCCGCGTGTTGCTGTTAACCGTGATTTAATTTTAAATGAAGACCCCACAAATAAGTATGAAGATGCGTTTCCATTAGAAGCTTATTTGGAGAATACTACAGGGTTTGGAGGTACAGATCTTTTAAGTAAGTTCGGTGTAGAAATACAAGATACCGCTACTTTTATTATAGCTCGTAGAAGATGGGAACAATCAGTCGGTAGGAAGAAAGCTAGTGTTTTAGTGAATCGACCTGCAGAGGGGGATTTATTATATTTTCCTGTGACGAAATCATTTTTCGAAATTAAATATGTTGAAGTAAAAGATCCATTCTTTCAGGTGGGTAAACTTTATGTTTATAAACTTGAGTGTGAACTATTTCAATATAGTCATGAAAATATTAACACTGAAATTCGAGAGATTGATGAAATCGAAGATAAGATTAATCAGGGGGTCGATGTTTTTGCATTAGAATTAGAAGATAGCACACCTTTTCTTTTGGAAACAGACAGACCATCTGAGCTTCTCATTGAAACATTTGACATAAACACTACCGACAAAAATGCTCAAAATGATGATTTTGATACTAACATATCTGATATTCTTGATTTTACAGAGCGCAACCCTTTTGGTGAGGTATATACACGATAATGTTAAGCACCGGACGCTTTTATTGGGGTACAATTCGTAAATGCATCATTGCATTTGGAAATCTTTTCAATAACGTTGAAATAGAACGTCTAAATGCTAATGGATCAATTAACAAATCGATTCGTGTTCCACTTGCATACGCCCCGAGACAAAAATTTCTTGCAAGAATAGATCAATTACCTAACGCAGAAGAGAGAAATGTTCAAATTGTTCTGCCTCGTATGTCTTTTGAATTAGTAAAAATAACATATGATTCAACAAGAAAGATATCTGCGGTTCAACAAAATAGGTATGTGAATTCAACAAACAACACACTTACAACACAATACGCTCCTGTTCCTTATAATATTTTAATAAATCTTTATATCTACGCAAAAAATTCTGATGATGCATTACAAGTAATAGAACAAATTCTTCCTTATTTTAATCCAGACTTTAATTTAACCATTAAAGCAGTGCCCGAATTAAAC